TTGATATTCCTTAAACAATAGTTTAGGGTTGTTTTGTCACACTTCAGTGACTATCCTTTGTTGCACCTGAAGCGTCATTTCTTTGGGTGCACTTTTTATTTGGAGATCCATTATGGAAAAGAACATATGGTCAGCACTTAACCAGATACAAAAGAAAGAAAGCACATGGAATTGTATGAGGGTTGAATCCCACTACTATTAACGGAATACCAGATGTACACGCCTGTATAAAAGGTAAGTCATTCTGGTTAGAATTAAAAGCTAATGATGATAAGAAACTAGGCTTATCTAAATATCAAATACTTTGGCAGTTAGATTACCTCAAGGTTGGAGGCAATGTAGTTAACCTAGTTTTAGCCCCTTCGCAGAGGAGCTCAAACTTGTGAGACTTGTTCCTAGTTTGTACTCGTTTTGTTCTGGTAATGTTCCTGAAGTAGAACGGTTCGATACAATTGCTACAAAAAAATATACACTGCAAAACTTACGTCAAATAATTAACTCGGCAACTGATTCGTTTAACTAGTTCGCATAACACACATTATGTTAAATAACTGCATTTGTTCGTGGTTTGTTCTGATATACCAAAAAAGAAGGCTCAGGATAAAAGGTAAAAGGTCAAGGTTTTTTTTTTATTTTTTTTAAGGTCGCAAAAATTTATGGTACCACAGATCAGTGTATAGGTTGAGTTACATACATACATATAGGGAGTAAACATATCGTTTTTTTTATGTTATAAGAGGCTCATGGTAAAAAAATTACAAAAAAATTCTTTATATTCACAATATGACATGAATAAAGACGGAACAGTGTCTGATGAAGAACTTGAAAATATGAAAGAAATTAAAAAAACAGAACATGAACTAAGAAAGCATAGAGCTCAAAGAAGAATGGCAACATTTACTTTAGTAGGAATGGGTTTATTTACTGCAATGATGTTNATGCCTTTTATAACAATAGAAAAAATTGAGGCTCTAAGTGATATTAGTAATTTGTTTTATATTTCTGGAGCTGGTATCGTTGGTGCTTATATGGGTGCTACAGCATGGATGTCAAAAAAATAATGAGTGTTGACCATTTAACAACAGACAGACTTAGATTAAGAGTTGAAAAAGTTTTTATTGAACATATTAAATTATGCCAAGATAATTTTTTATATTTTGTTCAAGAGATGTGGCAAGACTTTATGTGTCGAAAAGAAAAAGAACCTAGTAAGTGGGGTCATCATCAAATCATCGCAAATGAATTTACAAAAATAGCTTCAGAAAGAAAAGGAAGGCTCGTAATAAATATGCCACCTAGACATACAAAATCTGAATTTGCATCAGTATACTTTCCTGCNTGGATTATTGGTAAGTATCCAAAANTNAAAATTATGCAAGTATCNCATAACACTGAACTTGCAGTAAGGTTCGGTTCTAAGGTTCGTAATATAATTGATTCTTCAGAGTATAAACAAATTTTTGGTGACGTTAAACTTCGTGAAGACTCCAAAGCTAAAGGTAGATGGGAAACAAACCAAGGTGGTGAATATTACGCAGCTGGAGTTGGAGCATCCATAACTGGTCGTGGTGCAGACTTATTGATTATTGACGATCCACATACGGAACAAGATTCTATGTCAGACATGGCAATGGAACGTGCATACGATTGGTACACCTCAGGACCACGACAGAGATTACAACCTGGTGGATCTATATTATTAGTCATGACACGATGGGCTGAAGATGATTTGACTGGTAGATTATTGAAGGCTCAAAAAGAACCGAAAGCAGATAAGTGGAAAACAATTTCATTTCCAGCGATCTTACCTGACGGTAAACCAGTTTGGTCAGAATATTGGGAACTAGAAGAATTAGAAAAAATCAAAGCATCCTTACCTATAAGAAATTGGTCAGCTCAGTATATGCAAGAACCTACCTCAGAGGAAGGAGCTATATTAAAAAGAGAATGGTGGCAACCTTGGAAAGAAGATAGTATGCCAAACTTAGTTCATGTTATACAAAGTTATGATACAGCGTTCAGTAAAAAAGAAACTGCTGACTATTCTGCTATTACAACGTGGGGAGTATTTTATCCTGACGAAGTTACACCTAATTTAATATTGTTAGATGCCATTCGAGGTAAGTATGATTTTCCAGAATTAAAAGTCATGGCAATGGAAGCTTATAAATATTGGGAACCAGAAAGTATTATTATTGAACAGAAAGCAAGTGGTGAACCTTTAACTCAAGAATTTCGTAGAATGGGTATACCAGTTATTCCTTTCGTACCAAGTAGAGGTAACGATAAACACACTAGAGTAAACTCTTGTGCTCCTCTTTTTGAAAGTGGTGCAGTGTGGTATCCACATGGAGAAGCTTTTGCAGATGAAGTAATTGAAGAGTGTGCTAGTTTTCCACATGGTTCACATGATGACTATGTTGATTCAACAACTCAAGCTTTGTTGAGATATAGACAAGGCAACTTTATTGAACTATACTCTGACTATGTGGATAATACAGACCTACCACCTAAATCGTATAATTATTATTGAGGATAGACATGAGTAGTAGTAAAAACAAACCTAGAGAACCTAAAATTACATATGATTGGACAGACCAAATAAGACGTAATAATCCGTCATATAAATATGACGTTAAGTCTATTATCTTAAAAACCATGGAGAAGAAAAAAGTAAAGAAAAAAAATGAAGGTGGTCCTATCTTAACTGGACCTACAGTTATAGTAGACCCTAGAGATTTAAGAGATGAAAAAAGAAGTAATGTTTCCAAAGCTAAAAATCCAATTAAAATAAGAAAAAGTGGATTACTTGTTACACCTAAATTAGCAAAAAGAGGATATTAATGAAAAAAATTAAAAGAAAAATAAAAAAATCTATTGGTTATATTAAAATACAAATAAGTAAAGTTAAAAAAAGATTATTTGGTAAAATCTGCCAGTGTGACGACAAATGACTGTTTATCCAAAAAATTCTTTAGCAAGAAGATTAGTAGAAAGTGATGAGAAACCCACTGGCTATCCACTAGGCTCGAAAGGAGATCAACTAGTAAGAAAAGAAAGAGAATTAAAAAAGAAAAAAAACCCTAAGAAAAAGATTACTACTAGAGATAGTTACCAACCAGAAAGTGATGTAATTAAACCTACTAAAAGTAAAAAAGGGTTTAAGGATAAGTTAGCAATGTATCAAACCATAACTGGTGAAAGTCCTCTTCAACCTTTAAGGGATTTAATTGATGGACCTCCTCAAGTAAATATGGAAGTACCAGATTTAGCTTCAGAGGTTCGCAATAGAGTAGAAATGCAAAAACAACAAATAGCTAGTGCACCTAAAATGTATCCTATGTATTATGAAAGAGCTAAGAAGGGTAAATTTATAAAAGTTAAAACTAAACTTGGTAGAAACCGAAAGACAAAAATTCTATGATAAATGAAGAAGAAAATTTACAAGTACCTACAGAACAAACTGAAGGTGGCTTGGTAGAAGATCCTAATAGTGAAGTTGAAGTAGAAATAAAAGAACCTTCTGATATGGAAGAGGTTATAGAAGAAGCAGTAGAGGCTCAAAAAGAATTTTATTCTAATCTAGCTGAAGACATGGATGACAGAACTTTATCTAGAATAAGTAGTGAGCTAATTCAAGATTATAAAAAAGATAAAGAATCTAGAAGCGATTGGGAAAAAGCATACACCTCTGGTTTGGATTTACTAGGTTTTAAATTGAACGAAGACAGTAGACCGTTCCAAGGGGCGAGTTCCGTTACCCATCCATTACTAGCCGAGTCTGTTACACAATTTCAAGCACAAGCGTACAAAGAGTTATTACCAAGTGACGGTCCTGTTCGTACACAAGTCATTGGTGACGTAACACGAGACAAGGAACAACAAGCACAAAGAGTGCAAGATTTTATGAACTATATGTTGATGGAACAAATGGAGGAGTATACTCCTGACTTTGACCAATTATTATTTTATCTTCCTTTAGCAGGTTCAGCGTTTAAGAAAATTTATTACGATGAAGTGATGCAAAGAGCGATATCTAAATTTGTACCAGCTGAAGATTTAATCGTGCCTTATTACGCAACAGACTTAAAAGACTGTGAACGAATCACGCACCTCGTCAAAATGAGTGAGAATGATATTTTAAAAAAACAACGTAGTGGTTTCTATAGAGAAGTAGATATCCTTCCTTCAAGAAGTGACGATAGTGAGATACAGGATAAGTATGATTCTATTGAAGGAGTTTCAGATAACGGAGATAAAGATTATCAATTTAATGTTTTAGAAATGCATGTGGATTTAGATATTGATGAGTATGAAATAGAGAACGCAGATAAAAATATAAAGGTTCCTTATATTGTAACCATTGATGAAGGTTCACAAGAAGTGCTTTCTATCTATAGAAATTTTGAAATGAACGATCCTGTGTATAAAAGAAAAGAATATTTTGTACATTACAAGTTTTTACCTGGTTTAGGGTTCTATGGTTTTGGTTTAATACACATGATTGGTGGATTATCAAGGACTGCCACAGCTGCACTAAGACAATTACTAGACGCTGGTACTTTAAGTAACTTACCAGCTGGATTTAAATCAAGAGGTATGAGAATTAGAGATGACGATCAGCCTTTTCAACCTGGTGAGTTCAGAGATGTTGACGCACCTGGTGGTAATATCAAAGATCAGTTTCAAATTTTACCATTTAAAGAGCCAAGTGGCACATTATTTCAATTATTAGGCTTTGTTGTACAAGCTGGTCAGCGATTCGCTTCCATTACAGACAATGCAATCGGTAATGATGCTCAAAATAGGGCAGTTGGAACGACTATTGCCCTCTTGGAACGTGGCTCAAGGGTCATGAGTGCCATACATAAGCGTTGTTACTACGCAATGAGACAAGAATTTAGACTTTTAGCTGATGTTTTCGGTACATACTTACCACCACTGTATCCTTACGCTGTTTATGGTGGTAATAGGCTCATAAAAATTGCTGATTTCTCTCCAGAAGTGGATGTTATACCAGTTGCAGACCCAAATATCTTCTCAATGGCTCAAAGAGTGACGTTAGCACAGACACAATTGCAAATTGCACAGTCTAATCCACAATTACACAATCTTCGTGAGGCGTACAGAAGGGTTTATGAAGCGTTAGGCACGAAACAATTAGATACGTTGTTGAAACCAGAGAAAGTACCCACGCCCCTCGATCCAGCGATAGAAAACTCACAAGCTTTACGTATGGAAATACCAAAAGCGTATCCAGAACAGAACCATGACGGACATATCATGGCACACGTTGCTTTTATAAAAAGTAGAATGGTTCAAATTAACCCTATGGTGTATGCGTTACTACAAGCTCACATTTCAGAGCACTTATCTTTTAAAGCAAGAGCTTTAATACTTCAAGAGTTACAAGCACGACCAGAAACTCTTAAACTACAACAAGATAATCCTCAAGCTTTCTTAGTTATTACAGAATCTTTAATTGCTGAAAAGATTGCACAACTTACAGAGGAGTTACAGATACTTGAAGGAGCACAAGATAAGAAAGATCCATTAGTTACATTAAAGCAACAAGAAATAGACTTACGAGCATTAGATATGCAACGTAAAATACAAGAGCATGTAGATAAAGAAGAAAGAGTAACTGGTGAGTTTAATGAAAAGATGGACATTGAAAGAATGAAGATGGAAGACGCAGAAGAATCTGCTGGAGAAAGAATAAGAATAGCAGAAGAAAAAATAAAAGTAGCAAGGGAGAAAGTAAATGAACAAAAGAAGTAAAGCGTTACCACCAGAAAAAGGTCCAAACCCTCAAGGAATGAAAAATGGAGATGAGGTTTCTGTAAAAGGAGTATCTTTAACATCAAGTGGAGATGTATCTTACAAAAAAAATATAAAACAAAATAAGATAAAAGCTACCTATAATATTAAAAATAAAAAATTAAAAAACTTAAATATTAAATTAAATATCGGCAACGGTAAGTTAAATTTAAATAAAAACAAATATGGAAATACAGCAGATTACTCAAAAAAACTTTTAGGTGGTAATTTAGATGTAGGAGTATACAAAGGTACTGGTAAAAACAAAGAAAAAGGTTTTAATGTAAAATTTGTAAAAAAGTTTCAAATCGGAGCACTATCAGATTTAGGTTGCCCTCATCGTGAAAGTGGTGTAAGAACATCTATAAAAGGAATAAAACCTATTCAAGTTA